AAGGATCTTCAAGTAAAATACCATCGCCATCCTCTTGCAATATCTTATCACTACTTTCTAATAACAAGAATGATGGGGGAACTCCATTATGAAGTCTGATCTCACCATTTGTTACAAATTCTATTCGTGCCTCTACTAAACCACCAGCAGGTACATTAATAGCAACATTAGTAACGACACACATTGATTGATACCACACACTGTTAGTAGATTGACTTGGATCGTGATAAACATAAAATCTTCCTTCAAAATCTGCTCCCTGCTGCATACGTACCAATAATTGACTTAGATAAACAGGAAATTCTGGACTTTCAAAATTACTTGTATCGTGTTGAAAGTTTCTATGTTGCCATATTGTTTGTATTGTTCCTTGTCCTGATATAAGACCATTTTCATATTGTTTTCTAAATTCTGATCCTAAATTAGTAATATCAATAGTATCTCTTGTTGTTGTAATTTCAAATTCAGTAATTTTAGCAAGAGGTCTAAATCTAGTATTTCTAGTGCGTATTAATATATTTTTTGTAGAGGATGGTGCAGTTAATGTAAGTGCATCTGTAACCTCACCAGCTAATGCAGAAGCAAAAGTATTGTATAACTTGATCCCGCCCATATCATCAATATGGATATATTTACGAAGATCAGGAAAACTATGTCCAGACAATAGCTCTAAATTACTTCCATCAGCAGTTTCTATTTCAATTTGATCTCCTGTAATTAACGAGCCATTAACATTTTCAACAGAAAATCTTTTTTTAGTTGTATTTACGTCAGCAGGGTTTAAAGATGTTGATATTTCAGAATTTAAAGCATCACGTTTTAACTCAATAAAACCTGTCGATCCAAAATATATAGACATTAATATCTGCTTTCAGTAGGAATACCGTCTGCTTCAAAAGATATATCTGCTGCCATAACTTCTCCTACAGAACTTGTCATTGCAAAGGAGGTAATAACTGCGTTCATATCTATATAATGGTTTGAATCTACTTGTAATCTAAATTTTACTTTTGGTCTTTCTTGACTTTGAGGAGTATTACTTGACCTCGGCATTATTTTATCTAATACAAAAGTTGATAAACGACCTGAGTTATGTGTACCACTCGTAGATTCTGCGTAATAATAAATACTTGCAGATCCAGTTGTACTCGTCATGCCAGGTATTATTGTTCTATCGAAATCACCTAACGATACAGTTTCTAACACTGCGGTATTTATGGTAAAAGACCACGATCTTACTTTTGCAACTTCATCTGCGTTTTGGATACTATTATTTTCGTTATCTACAAATAACTTACCATCTTGACCTGAATAAAACTTAGACATTGTTTTAGTTTAATTTTAAGTACATTCTAGTCCCCATCGAGGCAAGCGACAAATTTACATTGCACATTGGATATACCAGGTCTAACACTTGTCACTGTAGGAGGGCCATCAAATCTGTATCTTAACTTTACTCTATTTTGGTTATCTTGATCGAGTTCTGCAAATTTAAAGTCAAAACCTCCTCCAGATGATAACCCAACTAAAGCAGCATCATCAGCAGTAGTTCCAAAATTTGCACCAAACTCTATATAGTCATAATCAGAATTAACTTCTTCATACAAGTTTAAAATTTGATTAGCTTCACTATCGTCAATATTTGTAAACCCTAAAGTTAATTTTGAATCTACTTTTTTATTTCCATATCTAATAACAGATTTTGCACCATTTTGAGCTACAAACTCTGTTTGAGGATATCGACCAGGGGTATAATTTCTAGACGAAGGTTTTATATTAGGAAACTCTATTGGATTTGCCATTATAAAAGCGTAAAGTCATCTGTACTATAATTTATAGTAGCAAGAGTTCCATCAGATAAAAGAGGTGCGTGACTTCCTGATACCTCTATTAAGCCTTCATCATTATATGTAATTGATTCAACTTTATATAATCTATTAGATTCATTTGTTTGTTTTACTGTAAAAACCGATCCATATAAATTAGCATCGCTAGTCATACCATTTACAACATTTAGATTAGATTCTTTAACTTCTTCTGTACCTGGCTTCCAATGATAAATATTTACATTAGTCAGACTATTATTACCAACACTTTGAACAAGACCATCAGGAGATATTACACCATTCTCAAACCTGCTAGTATGAGTAGCTTCTGAAATAAATCTTATATAATCTCCAGGTTTTAAACCTAATGCAGCTTGTGGTGTTGTTTCAAATTTAATACCATGATCTACTTTTTTTCTTATTATTAACGCATTATTTAAAAAATCCTCTGCGTGTTGTTCTTTAGTACAAAAATCAGACATATCGAATACTTCAATAGGAAATCTTTCTATATCATTTATATCCGTATCATCATTAACATGAGAAACTGCTTTTGTTATTGATTCTGTTTCAGAAAAACCATTTGGTATTTCTTTTCTAAAATAAACTGTACCTATAAAATTTTGACGTTCTTCTGGTGATAAAAAACTTACTTTTAAATTTTTCGTATTTCCATCTGTAAACAATGCTCTAACTGTCGGTTTTTGTGTTCGGTCAATTATAAAAGTATTACTATCAAAAGGAACAGAAGGAAATAATGAAAATTTACCTCCAAGGATTGTAAAATCTAATAAATTAAATATTGCGTTTTGATATATAAATTCTCTTATATTTTGCTTCTCAGTAATAACTCCATCCCAATAGAATTGATTAGCTTCGCAAAATTTTGCAGCAATAGTCATTCTATCTCTATCAACAGCATTAACACCAATAGAATGTGCTAAACCAAATCTTGTTTCAGTTAATAAAGCATATACAATCTCAGGAAATAAGTTAGTCGCACCAATAGAATTATTAATTAATCTCTGCACTTTAATACCTTCTTTAATATACGCAGAAAATTGTGAAAAACTATTCCATTCTTTAGAACTGCTAAGACGTAAAGCAACATTAGCAATACCAGCTTGATTTAAAGCATAAGGAGGTGCTGTTCCCATGCTGCTTTGTTCATTTACATAAACAATTTCATGCTCTGGTCCATCTAGATGACTACTACGTTCTGCATCGTATTGATAATAATCTGCAATAGCATCAAAAGGATTTAAATTTTTATTCTCAGGCCAAGGTCTTGTTACAAAGTCACTAAAATCAGTAACTATATCAATATTATTCTCACCAGGAAAATCTCCTGTAGCTGGAATACTTATAGTATCACTATCTTTATAGTCACTGCCCTGTTGATTTATTTCCCATGAAGCAGCAGCATATTCATTAGTATTTGGATCTGAATAAACTTTAATATCAACAGTTAAGCCTGTACCATTACCACTTGTTGTTGTTGAAATATTTGTATAAACAACTGGTTCAACGTTGGCTTCTTTTAATTCGTATTTCAACATATCATAAAATTTTCCAGCCCCGTATTTATTTCCACGGATTTCTTTTTCAAAAGCACCAGGAACATATCTATAACCATCAGACCTATCAAGATATGGTTCTACTGTTGGATCAGGAAAAATACCCTTTGCACTGCCAAATATTATTTGACTTGCTTGTTGAGGTCTTGCCCTGTTACCTTGAAATTCTTGCCAACCAAAACCTGACCAATAAGTATTACCACTTTTGACTCTTATTGTTCCAGCATCTTCCACCTGAAACCATCTTGTAGACCTTGGTATTGTTCCTGTAACTGTATTTAATAATCTGTTTACTTTTCCTCCATCTACATCTGTGGGTAAATCACCTAAATACCATTCAGTATTAGATACATCTCCACTTCTTAATTGCTCCATAGATCCTTTAAAATAAACTTCATACAATTCTTCATCAGGTCTTGCTTCATATTTAAGAAGTTCTCCAGCTGAACTTAATATTCTTACAGGTCTTCTATCAACATAATCTCTTTGAACTAAGTTACCTGGAAAAGGTAAAAATCTAAACTCATATTCTTTTTTTGGTACGCTGTGATGATTTATCCTTATAAAATTGTACTGTGGTTGCGGTGAATTACCCCTAACTCCAAATGGTATGCCTTCATCAATATAATTCCAATCTGCTTCACCAATACCAGCAATTCTTGCTTGCAATCTAAAAAAACTATATCTCATAATATATTTACTCATCGCACCAAGAGAAATATTTCCTCTATCATCTTGATACCTTTTTACAACTCCATTTGTCGTATCCTGATTTACTCCCTCCATTTCAATCGCACCAGGATGACTATTTGCATTTGGAAAACTTGTTATCTGTTTAAATACTTTAGATTTCAAACCAATTTCTGTTACATCACAAGCTTTGCTGTTACTTATAGTTCCAATTGCAACTTTTTGAAGCGTGAGTAATTCATATCCTGTATGTGATCCTTTTAATCCATTTTGACCTGTTCTTATATCTACAACCCCAGGCGAGTCTACGGTGAAAGTACAATTTTGATAATGCTCATTAGTCCACATGGGTCTAGTTTTATTTATACAAACAACAAGAGCAGAACCAGCTAAATAAGATTCACCTATTTGAATAGCATCATCACTTTCTTCTCTTGAAGCATCAACAGCAGACTTAACATCTTCAACTCCCCAAGGATCAAAGTCAGGGTCAAATTCTGTCTCTGTATCGAAATCAGCAATACTATATTTTATTGTTTGGTCTTTATTTATAGTGACACCTGTTTGATCTGTTTCAGAACCATCTATTGCATAGAAAGAAGCATACCTTGGAAAGTTTTTTCTTATTTTTCTTCTTTTTGTATCTATATCTGTATTATTTTCACTTGATAACTCTTTTTGTTTTAAAACTAACTCATAAGGAACTCTGTATCTCATACTATTTGGCATAGGTGAATATGCTCCAAACTGTACCTGTGTATTTGGGGTTCTTGCACTACTGACAATATTACTTGTTGCACCACGGAACTCATCCCAATCGACAGACATAACATCTGTAAATTCGCTACCATTTCTATCTACCTGAACCTCTAACGTACCCTCTGAATATTTTTCTGGTCCTTCTTGCGGTCTGCCACCATCAGTCATTATATATAACGCTAGTTTTTTATTTAAATAGTTTTTAAGTAATAAATCTCCTATTGCATAACCTGCAAAATCAGGTTTAGATGCCAAATCACCTAAACCAATCATAAATAAAGCTTTTAACTGTTGACCTGTTCCTAGACTTATCATTTGTGACCACAACAACCTTGTATTAACACGAACTCCACCGTAATAATATTTAGCACCATTAAGAATTTCTGTTTCTTGCTTTGTGAAAACTAAAGGCACTACTTCACCTAAGTTTGCAAGTTCTTGTACTGAATTAAATCCTGTCTGCGGTGCAAATCTTTTTGGACCTGTTTGACCAGCAGTAGTAAGACTAGGAGGAGTTTTGGGTGCTCTAGGTTTTGGAGTTAATAAAACAGAAACAACTGTAAGAATAACACCTAAAAGAAGTTGCCCTGCTACTGTTAAGCCTCCACTAATAGTACCTCCAACAAACAACACTTGTGGCATATTAATGATATAAGGTATATCATCGTATTCTTTAGGTCTTTTTCCGTTATATACTTGTGTTAACTCTACAAAATACCAATATTCATCTTCTGTAATTCCTACTGTTTTACATAATTCAATTTCTGCGGGGAGTAACACCCTACGACCTCCAGGCCGTCTAAAGGACTCCATCTTACCCCCGATTCTCCGCAGTTTATCCATCCTTCCTCATAGTAAACAGCAAGACCAAATCCATTATTAGATTTACATAATGCAACTGTACCTATATTAAACTGTTTTGTCTCGTTTCCCCACCTTTCAAGTTCTTCCTTGAATATTTTATAATCTTTTTTGCGAAATCTTCTATACCAATCTCTTGTAGGTTCTGGTGAATTTATCCCGTAATGTTTTAAAACTGTACGAGCCAAGGATAAACAATCTACCGCATGATGCTTGATAGGGTCAGCACCTAATCTATAAGGTAAACCAATAAGTTGATGTGGCTTCATCTATTTTGAATATCACTTGTTACAGGTAATTTACCGACAGCTTCGGTAGTTAATACAATACTTGGCATATTAACACCAACAGCATCTATAGCACTACTTAATAAAACCTCAACAACTTCTGGATCATAAGATAGAGAAGAAGCAAGCCATGTATCTGTTGTTAAAACGTTTGTTACATTATCAATATTATTATTAGCTACAATACATACATTCACTTCTACGAAATATCTATTTAAAACAGCTTCTTGTGCTTTTGCCATACTTAAAGGATGATTTGCCATTATTAAATTAGATTCAATATTATCTCCTGATTTATTAATAGTTGTACCTTGATAAATAAAAGGTAAATAATGATAATTTTTACCATTAAATAATATTGTATTGTTTGCAGAATTTGAATCTTCAGAAGGTTCTCTTTTAGCATTTTGCAATAAGTGTTTTGTACTTTTATTGCCGTTTATATCTACACTAAATACTTCTACAAAAGTAACTAAGGTTGTAATACTCATAATCCAAGAGATGCACGTTGACTTCTAGAATTTCTAAGTGTATTCATGGTTTGTGCTTTACCTGCCATTGCACCTTGCTTTGTAGCAGCACCAATAATATCAGGAACAGCAGATTTTGGAACGTACTCATCACCATTAAAGTTTAATGTTGGACCTGTATATTCAACAACTGTGTTACCAGAAGAACCTGCAACTGTACCAGAATCACCAGAACCACCTGGAATAACAGCACCACCTCTAGCACCTGCTGAATATCTAGACATCGCACCAGACATCTTAGAAGCTGGAATAATATACTCTGATTCGCCACCTTCTCCAACCATTCCCATAGTAGGAGAATTTACAACACCGCCATATTGAAAAGCTTTAAATCCACCTGATCTACTAAATGCTCCTTGTTCTGCAATCATAACTGGTGATAAATTACTTCCACCACCACCAAAGCCACTAAATATGCTCATAAATGCTTTATTTAAAAACATACTTGCAAGTTGTTTTGCCACACCTGCTAATACCTGTCCTAATGTTTTAGATCCATCAATTAATCCCATAACAGCATCTGTCATACCTTGAGCCAATATATTTTTAATTTGTTCTTGTGTTGCTTTTTGCTCATCTAATATCTTATTTCTTTCCTTTAATGCCTCATTACCTTCTACTAAAGCTCTAACTTCTGCGTGTCTTTCAGGAGGTAAATCTTTCACTAAATCTCTAATTGTTTTTTCTATTTGAGCTTTATCTTTACCTAGAGTTAAACTTTCTTCTAAGAATAATTTTTCTTCACTTAATTTACCAATGGTATTGTCAATTACAGCTTGTTTTTTTTCATCAACCGCAGTGTCTAATTCACCAAGTTTTAATCTTTGTTGAGCTAATGCAATAGCTATTTTATCAAAATCACCTTCTGCTTGAGCAATTTGTAATCTTGTTTCGGCAAGTATAAGTCCTCTTTTCTTTTTTACAACTTCTTCATTTAATAAATTATCACCTATTTTTTGTAATTCAATTCGTTTTTCTAAAATACTTAATTCCTGTTTTGAAAAACTTGATGACGAACCACCAACTGTAGTTAAAGGTAAATTTTCTTGATTTAACTTTCTTTGTCTATTAATAATTTTATTTTCAGTTTCAGCAACTTTTCCAAAATTTGGTGCAGAACCACTTAACAAGAATCCTTTACTTGCTTCTGTTCTTTCTTTAAATAACTCTTTAAGAATAGGATCGTCTGATTTTTGAGCTTGTCTAAATAATGTTGCTTTTTCTAATTGATTAGCTAAAGCTCTTAAAGCTCCTACAGAATTTATAACTTCAGCAACAGCCACTTGCATTTGAGTCATAGCTTTAGCAAATTCGTTACTCAAACGTAAACTATCTTGTCCAAAAGTTTCAAGAGCATCTACTCCTTGTTGCCCTACTAATAATGCGAGTTGTTGCGTTGCAATTTCTAAAGCCTTTGTTTCCTGTCCAGCTTTTTGTAATTTTGCTATTAAATTACCTGTTGTTGTTCCTTGTAAACCTAATGAACTTACTAATAATTCTAAATTAGGTTGCAAGGGATCTATAGCTAACGATAAACTTTTAACACCTTCAGTAAATTGAGATAATTTACTAATTAAAGCAGTCATAGCAATAGAACCAGCAAAACCACCGCCAGGACTTAAGGCTTCTCCTACACCACCACCTATTGCACCACCAATAGCTTGAACAGGACCACCACCAAATAACAAAGGAAAACCACCACCAATTAATGCACTTTTAACAATACTTGCTCTTTTTGTTGAAGCTCTTAATAATTTTTCTTCACTAGCTAAATTCTTTTGAGTTTGTATATTAATTTCTTTAGCAGTTTTTAATTGTTGTTTATCAATGGCAAGATTACTTCTATTTAATTGAGTTATTAATTCATCTTTTTTAACTTGACTAATTTGTGAATCTTTAATTCTATTTTCAATAGCTAGTCTTTGTTCTTTTATAGCGTTAATTTGATCTTCTGTAGTACCAGGAGAACCACTACTTGTTCTTGCAGGTCGAGGTAAACGACTACTTTGACCTAGCAACTGAGATTCATTTAGTTTTATATTTACTTCTGCAATACGATTTTCAAGCTGTCTAAATTCTTGACTACCAAGCTTTACCTTATTTTTTAAAGCTTCTAATCTAGATATGTAATTATTTAAACCATCTATAGATTGTGTTATATCTGTTTGACTTATTAAATCAGTAACTAAATCTTTATTACCTCCTCTTGATCCAAGAGTACGACTTTGATCTCCTAATCGTTTATTCCTATCCTGAAATAAAGCTTGTTCTCCTCTTTGTACAGCCTGAAGTGTAGATGTATATTCTGAATTACTACGAGATAAACCTTTTAACCTGTCTCTTAATGCAGAGACTTGTGTGCTCATTTTATTAGTAGAACCAGTAAATTTTCTTTGTGCTCCATCAGCAGTGCTTAATGATTGAACATATTGATTAAGTGCTTTATTAGCTTTATTTAAAGAAGCAACTTGTTGCTTTACTCTAGGACTAGCATTTTCACGGGCTTGTCTAGTTTCGCTTGTACTTAAATTTAATCCTGTACCTTTGATATTTCTTGTTCTTGATCTGACACGATTTAGTTGTAAACCTGTTTGGTTTATTTTTTGTACTTTTCTCTGTATAAGACCTAATTCTTTTGCTAACTTTTTTAAATCTCTAAGATTCGTATATATAAATAACGTCTTTTGATAATCAGCAGCCACTGCTTTTTAAATTACTATTGTTTATATATTAAACTAAAATATGAAATTTACCTACGTCTACGAGCTTTTTCCATTTCCTTTTCTTGATCTTCATTTAATACCTGAAAATAAGCACTCCAACCAATAACTTCTTCTAATGTCATTTGCCTTACTTCTGTAAGACTCATACCTAACTCTTTTGCAATACCAAACTGCAACATCATTAAATTATCTTTTCGCAGTTCAGCACTTAATCTTTTGGGTCTATAGGTTCTTCCTCTTCTTTCAATATTGTTAACATTAACTTTTGTAAATCAGAATCTCTTACTTCATTCTTTAATACATCTATTTCACCTGGTTGAAATAGTTTCTCTCCATTTTCATCCTGTGCTTTTGTTAACAATAAGCGTAAAGCAAATTCGTTGGCATCATCAGACCTTGCCATTTTCTGTGCTCTTTCTTTTTCAGCTAATGTAAGAGGTGTTACCCACATTTCAAAAACAGTTCCATCAGATAATGTAACTTCTTTTCTTGTAGCCTCTAAGTTTGCAGCCTTACGCAAGCGATCTATTGCTCGCATAGTTTTGGTTGATGCCATAAAAATAATATTATTACTATATCAGTCTAATTCATATCTACAATAAACTCAACCTTTTATGCAACACCAGAGAAATCAAATGTAGGTTGTACAGCAGGTCTAAATTCTACAGTTACTGTTTGTGCATCATCTGGGTTAACACTTAATGAAGCAGAAGTTAATGTTGCTTCAAATTCAATAAATCTACTCAATGTATCACTAACAGAACCACCAGTAAATACCTGATCCATGTATAGTTTCATAGCTGCACCTACTTGCTGTCTCTGTAGTACATCTTGAACCATGCGATTTACCATTGCTGTATCTTCATTTGTAAAGTAAGCAGTAGCAGAACCTGTGCCATCGCCAAAACCTGCAATATATTTTCTAAATGGAGTAAACTGTGTTGGAGTACCACCAATAGTTGTTACATCTATCTCTTCTCTAGATATTTCAAATGTCCACTCTCTAACCTGTGAAACACTAGCAAAATCTGCATAAGCTACCTGAAACTCGTTAGGAGAAGTTGCTGTTCCTGTATTTGTAATATCAACGGCTGAACCACCAGAAGTCGCTGATACCTGTAATGCTCCTGTTGTAGCTGTATATGCAATTACATAAAAAGTATCAGAAGTATTTAACCCTGCTGGTAATGTACCCGTTCCAGATCCACCAGTTTGAGAGTT